AATAGGGTTATAATACACCCTATGCTGGTATTTTATCAACATACTATTGTGTGGTATATTGGTATCGAATGGACTAGGAGATTCAAAACACAATTGTCCATTATCAGACTCGCCTGTTCCCTCAATATAATATATACCACTTACATATTGCCTATAACCATGATTATGATAACCAACAACATCATTTTGTTTGTATGTATTGAACCACGAATCAACAACATTACAATCAGGCGCTGTATATCCTATTTCCTCGAGATATGTTTGTACTTTAGAAACAATCATATCTTGGATGATAGAATGACCAGATATGACATTTGGCGTTGATTGATACGTAGTTGCCGCAGTGTCATTATCAGGCATCCAATTGTTTACTAAATCGCTTCTGCGTTCATCAAACAACTGTTCGACATATGTAATAAACTTGTTATCAGTTATGTCGTTGTAGTATACTGGTATCTGAAATAAGTCTTCTACCATTTGCTCTTTTGTTTGCCTAGCTTTGATACATCTGCTGTCGCTGCGGCACCTACCTGTGCAAGATCAACAAGCGAGCCTCCAAATACATAAGAACCCATATGTTGTAATCGCATCCAAGGACACATCCATACTTTAAGACCAATCTTCTGTACCCACTGACAGAACATATAGTCCTCTGAGAGATAGCGGTTAGAATACTCCTCAATCTCTGCACTACGTTTTGGATCCTGCAAGAAATTTGCAACATCATCTGCTGTTGCATCAGGATTCTGTTCAGCAAACATTAGCACTTCTTTATATACGTTAGCATTCTTGTCGTCAATCAATGCATCAAAGTATGCAATGATTTCTCGTGTACCATCGAAGTGTGCTGTACGTACATGATCTGGTTTATATGAAAGGTGTGGATATGCTTCAGCAAACTTTTCTAATGTGTTACGACGAATCATCATAAATCCAGTACCACCTTCAAGCACTTCAACAGGCTCATCTAAACGAATCTCTGTTTGATTGCCAGCTGGATTAAATACATAATCCCCAACATATCGTTGTAGGTTCTCAGGATTATCATCACCAAAGCCTTTGTCTACAGCATCCTTAATCTTCTCCCACGAAATACACTTCTTAGGATAAGGACCACAAATTACATCATAGTCATCATCCTCAGCATTTGGACTTTGTAATGCTGCTAGTGTCAAAATATCGTTTGGATCAAAACCAATATCTGAGTCAACAAACATCAGATGTGTACAATCGCTACGAAGGAATTCATCTACACAATAGTTACGAGCACGTGTGATTAATGATTCGTTGAACAGATAAAAGAATCTAATATCCATCCCCCACTGTTGACCAATTGCAGCAAGATCAACACTTGACTTTGTATACATACCAGCACACTGGCCACCATACATTGGTGTTGCTACAAAGATCTTTCTTTTCTGTAGTTCTTCTTTTTCAATACTAACTTCTATTGCCATAATATTTTAATTCCTCTGTTACCATTTCTTCTATTAGTGTTTCAAAAGTATACCTCGGACTCCACCGTAAGTCAACACGTGCTTTCATAGCATCGCCCATTAATAAATCAACTTCGGCTGGTCTAAGGAATTTTGGATTAATCTTAATCACATCATTATAATTCAAATCTAATTTACTGCATACAATCTCAGCAAACTGTTTTACTGTATGTGCTTCTTCCATTGCAACAACATAATCACCAGGTGTATCATGTTGCATCATTAAATACATTGCTTCAACATAATCAGCAGCATGACCCCAATCACGTCTTGCATCCATGTTACCCATCTCAACAAAAGGAAGATCACCGTTCTTAACCTTGACTAGGTTGCGTACTAGCTTACGAGTAACAAACTCCTCACCACGTAATGGTGATTCGTGATTAAACAAAATACCATTACAAGCAAACATATTATAAGACTCACGATAGTTTACTGTCATCCAGTAAGCAGCTAATTTAGCCACACCGTAGGGAGAACGTGGGTAGAAAGGTGTTGTCTCACTTTGCGGAACCTGTTGTACTTTACCATACATCTCTGATGTACCAGCTTGATAGAACCGTATATCTTCTTCACCGTTTAATGTACGAATGGCTTCTAGAATGCGGCTAGGACCCATATAGTTGCAGTCTGACGTGTATATAGGTTGATCAAATGATAAGTGCACAAAAGATTGTGCAGCAAGGTTATAAATGATGTCTGGAGAAGTATCATCGATCACTCTAAGAATGTTTGAGAACTCATTCAACTCAAAATCTACAAATCTAATATCATCTGTGATGCCAAGACGATCTAGTCTCCAGTGACTAAGACCAGTATTCCGGCGCTGGGCACCGTACACTTCATAACCCTTTTCAAGAAGCATTTTGGCAAGATATGCACCATCCTGTCCTGTGATCCCTGTTACTAGTGCTGTTCCTCTATGCGACATATTTCTTCACCTTTTTATTTTGTAGATCTATCTCATATAATTCACTTGTATCAAACTTTGTACTACCTTCAAACTGCTTTGAACATATATCAAGTGCGTCATTATAGTATACTTCTGTATCTTCTTTACCAACAATTAGCATTAGCTTATTTTGTTCAATAGCAACATTGTGCCACAAAAAGTTGGTTGACCCATCTTTGTCTGTTTGTAGTGGACTAATAAAGTTTGCATCGTGCTCAAAAGCATTGTATTGTAATTGACAAATGTAATACAATCCTTCAGATACATTTTTCAAAGCTGCTCGATCAAACAAATCAAACTGTCTATGAATCATCTGTACAGTTGTTGTATCAGGATATACAGTTGTAATAGAGAAGCTATGTATGTGTGTTTGGTCCACAGAAGCAGCTATTTCCCTAAACATCTTCCATGCTGTATATTTGTCAAACGAACAAAATAGTGAAAACATTACTTAACCGTATTTAGAGTCGTGATCTTTACCAGTACCATAGTCCCCATCATATGAGCTGAGTGACTCTGCTTTGAACAAAAGGAATTGTCCAACACGTGTACCTGGTTTAATCATAGCACGTCCAACCTTTACATGCAAGGCTCCAGCCATCACACCTTGATAGCCAGAATCATAAAGACCAGATGTAATGAATAAACCATTACGATTAAGTGTCGAACGTGTAATTACCCATCCAGCTTCATCATCGCCAATAGATACTTCGCCTTCCATAATAATTTCATATACACCCTCATCAAGATGCCAATATCCATCGCTTTCAACATTCAGCTCAAAGCTACCACGGTGATGCTTGGTTTCCTCGTCAATCTGAAACTTGCCAGTGGCAATACGGAAGATCTTATCTACACGTAGATCAATGGCATTGGGTTGGACTTGATTATCAGTAAAGCTACTGAGATTGGATGAGCTAGTTGAGCTCGCTAGATGAATCATCATTATTACTATCCTCTGCGTACATCATTAAAATAATATAATGCATAGCCTTCAAAAGGTCTTTGCGATTACGACCGTCCTTCTTGCCATAACGGGCAAGATACTTAATAGCTGTATCACGAGCTGTTGTATCTAAGCTCCCCATACTTTGCCATACATCAACAACCTGAATACCTTTATTGACATAATGCTGTCCATACGTAGAGTTGATATACTCTACTAGCATCTCAATAAATTCAGGTTCGTTGTAATTATACTTCTCTGGATTGGCATTAAAAATCTGCATATCAATTCTCCCACAAATAGGCCCACACCAATTTATCAATCTGATTCATGTTCTTGCGCGCCATCTCAATAAGACCATAATCGTATGTTTCAAAGCTAAAGTCAACTTCTTTTTCAAACTTACCATTAATAAGGCCTGTAGGACTATTGTCAAAAGTGATACCATTCAGTCCTGCCCATACTGCTGCTGACGAATCCCATGTATTAATATACTTACGGAATGGATTCATAAACATGATCTCTTGTGGTCCATCTACCATCCCAAGCATATGGAACTTCTTACCGGTGTATCTTGCTGTATCTAAACCAGGTGAATTTGCTAACTTATAAAACAAAGCAAGTCGAGACATAAATCTTTGCAATCTATTCTCTTTCTCGATATTACCAAAAGCATTGGGAACCCCAAGAATACTAACACCAATATAATCCACTAAGTCAGAATAACAACCCCACTTAAACCCTTCAAGATAGTCATCCATATCACCAATCTTGGATTGTGGAACATAAAATGTCTTGAATCCAGCGGCTTTAATTAAAGGAGCCATCTGCTCTGCAGCTTCAATAGTCTTACTTGACTCTTCACCTGGATAATCAGACATTACAATATAATCAGCATCGATACGTAGACCCATAGAGATCAACTTATCACTTTCATACATTGGCCGCCCTTGTTTATACATCTCAAAGGCACTATTGTCCATAATAATAGTACAGTTATACTTCTGCTTCTGCTCCAAGTAAAATTTTACATATGAAGGATCAGTCTCAATTAAATGTGCTAGTACTAGATGTACAGAACGACCATCTACAAGATCAAGATGTGGGGTAGGACAGATATGACAGAACTGTGGCTTAGATGCTTCGATTCCTCTCAGCTCACTTGGGGTAATACGCGCGTGTTCCATTCTCACCATCCTCACTCACTTCAATAACAACATCTCGTTCAGCATACTTGTCTTCAAGATATTCATACAGATCATCAGCCATCATCTCACATGACTTATAATCTAGCTGAAGTGTACCCACATCATACAGAGCTTCTAACTCACGCTTCAGTAGGATAAATTCTACATCGCGATCATCATGGAACACTTCCATCTCTACACGAAAGTGAAACATATGACGATGTGGATACTTCAAGAATTCTACACCTTCCGGTGCATCAGGATACTTGTGAATACCTTCTTTTTGAAACGTAACCCAGATGAACTTTTGTTTAGCATGCATGACGTTGTTGCTCCCGAATGTTATCATAAAACTCTTTCTTAATGGAGTCATTATAGAACTGGCCACGAAGAACAGCTGTCTGTGTTAAGGAGCTATGAGCTTCAACACCACGGTTTTCCATACAACCATGGGT